TAAGTTTTCTTAATATTCTTAGCTTCCAAAAAAGCCATGATAGCGGTTCTTTTTGCATCCTTGGCCTTTTTCCTTGCAGTTTTGTAAATTTCATAATAAACTTGATTTGGTTTTTTCAAGGTAATTGTTTCTAAATTATCTAAATCGGAATCAAGATTTACCTCTGTTAAATTTAATTCCAAGCTGTCTTCGTTTTTCAAATTTTCTTCTGGTTTGTTTTCTACACTTTCAACAATATCCGGTTTTTGAGATTCCTCAATGTTGGAGTTTTCACTAAATAGTTTTGGTTCAGCAACAACTGCTTGACTTTCTAAAACAGATTCATGTTCTAAAATTTGTTCCGGTTCTTCTAAATTTTCCATAGTGTTTGCTTTAAAAACTATATTTTCTATTTGCGTTTCTTGAGGCTTACTAGTTTTTAAACTTGTCTTAATCAAACAACTTTCAAAGATTTTTTCGGTGCTTAACACCATGGCTTGTTTTAATTCCATTTCAATTTGAAAATTTCTGCTTGTAAATTTTATACCCTGAATTTCTAAAATAGATATCATATAGTTCTCCGTTGTGACATCATCTATGGTAATAGGGTTTTCATTTTCGTTGTAAATTTTAATGCTAGGTATATTTGTATTGTAATTAACTTTAACGTTAACTCTTACTAAATAATATTTTCCAGACTTGTATATTCTTATAGGAGATGAAAATGCACTCTCAATGTCATTTATTTCCAGTTTGCTTTCAAACCATGAGTCACCTTTGCTGTGTATTAACTCTTGGCATTTATTTTCAAGGCTTTCTAGCCAATGTATGAATTCTTGGTCATTGTTATCAAACATTAAATCACAATAAATCTTTTTTCCGTTCTTAACAAACCCTTGTCTTGTTAAAGATTTTGGAGTCTCAATGTAAAGAGGTTTGTTGTGCATTTGTATTTTTGTAAAGTATGCTCCTCCTTGGATTCCAGTGGGATGTGCTAAAGACAAAAAAGAAAAATCAAACTTGTCATTCGGTTGAAAAATATTCTCCATTAGTTGTTCTTAAGAAAAATTATACTACAATAACACGCAAAAATATTCAAAAAATTCTGTAAGTAAATTATATATTTGTTAATTAATTATGAAGGAGCCAATTATTCAACAATGTTTAGACATATTAAAGAGAGAAGACATAAAAACTGAATTGAAGACCTTTTGTAGTCCAATAATTCAAATGATACTTGATTTTGTTAAACCATATATTTATCTTACATTGTTTCTTGTGTTTTTAATTTTTGTAATGATTTTAGCAATTTTAACTTTATTGGTTTTAATGTTGCGTAATAAAAGTTTGATTTCAAAAATCTTTTAATATTTTTTCTCATTATTCTATATAATGAGCACTACAAGTTCAATGACTAATCCTTTGACAACTAGCTCCGGAACAACTGGCGGTTCCCGTAAGAGAAAGCAAAGCTTGAATCTTTCTAGAAGCAGAGCCAGGTCCGCTTCCATGGCTTTAGCCGGTGGCAGACGCCGTAAACGCCGTGGAGGACAAGCCGCTGCTTCCCCTGGTCAATATTCTAGCGCAGCCAGTTTTGTTAAGGCAACTGTTGGAACTGGTGACCAGCAATACGACAATGTGTTTAAGGGAGCCAACTTGCCCAACGGTAATGAGATTGTTGGTCTTCAAGGCCAAAACACCAGAATTCCTGCATCTTTACCCCAAAGTGCTGGCAACATGAATGGTGGCAAGAGACGCCGCACCAAGAGAGGCGGATACTGGGGCCAAGTCCTCAGCACTGCTTTAGTGCCTTTTGGATTATGGGCTGCCCAAAACCGTTACTCCAAGAGAAAGGGTTTCTCTAGCTTTGTCCCCAAGATTGGTGGCAAGACTCGCAAGCACCGCAAACATTAAACACTCATTTTATAAAATAAAATAAAAATGCTTAAAAATAACAACAGTTGTTATATATTATGAAATATCTAACAACAATTATAAAAAAAATGCTTCCTAAGGAGTTACCAAAACCAGTGGGAAGATGGAATATAGATTACTGCAATATTAAAACGAATAAAAAAGTAGATTTATCAAATGAAGACCATTGTGGTCCTTGTGGGCAATACGCACTACAAAAAATAGAAGAAAAAAATTCAACTAACAACGAAATTCCTCTAGAAAAAACAAAATAATAAAAAATTGATTCCTATAACTTTATATCAAATAATGTAATTTGATATGGAGCAAAAACAAAAGCAAAAGCGTGTATATAGAAAAAAGTGCAGAGGCGGGCAGCCCAATTGCAAAAACTATATCGGCGATTACCGGGATGTAGATAGCGTTGGATGCTGTCAACAATGCGACAAGTATATTGATGATAATCCTTATGACCCATATTGGGAGCAGATGGAACAAGACTTTTCCTCATCTCCTGAGTGCGAAGAACTAGAAAAGAATGGCTTATTGGAGGAAAGCGACGCATATGACAAAGCATTTGAAAAGTTTCAAGCTAGCTATGAGCCATGGCCGATTATGCGACGCCGAATGGCAAAGAATGAATAAAAATGTTTAAACTAGCATTATTTATAAAATTGAAAAATTTATTAGATTTTTTATATTAATTATTAAATGGAAGAAGAGTGGAAAGATATAACAGATTTCAATCATTATTATGTTAGCAATTGTGGAAGATTAAAAAGCTCATTTCCATACAAAAAAGAAAAATTTTTAAAAGACACAATTGACCAAGATGGTTATATTCGTAATGGTTTAACAAAAGACGGAAAAATAATACAAAAACATCGTCATAGATTGGTGGCAGAAGCATTTATTCCAAACCCTGAAAACAAACCTTCTGTTGATCACATTGACCGAAAAGAAAAAACAAACAATAATGTTTCAAATTTAAGATGGGCAACTTATAAAGAACAAGCTAATAATATTGGGTTTGTTAAAAACCAACAAAATGGATATGGGTCTCACGTTATTGAAAGAACTGACAAAGAAGGTAAAATTTTGGAAACATATAAGTCTTATGCTTTATGCGCCGAATGGATTATAAAAAATTTTAACGAAAATAATGTTCTAACTAAAGATAAAAATAAAAAACAATTAAAAGATTTAACTAGAAATTTGGGTCAAATTGTCAAAAAATCAATATCAAAAAAAAACGAATGCTATGGATTTTTCTGGGTTTATAAAAATGTTAATTTAAATATTGAGAATGAAGAATGGAGACAAGTTAGTGAAACATTTATACCTTCTATAGTTTTAGAGAGCTCAACTTATTATCATTATATTTCAAATTTTGGAAGGTTAAGAATACCCGTTAAACAACAAAGTGGATTTAACGAGGGTTCTAAAAGTATATTTAAAGAATACACGATAAAGGACGAATTTACTATTGTCAAAAAAAATGGTAATTCCAAAGGCTATTACGAATATAAAAAAATTAAAATACACAATATTGTTGCCAATGCGTTTATTGATAACAATGATATTAAAAAAACTATAGTAAATCATAAAAATGGTGATACATTGGATAATAGAGTAGATAATCTTGAATGGGTAACAAATAAAGAAAATGTTCAACATGCATATGATATTGGTTTAAATCCAAATAAAAGATGCATTATTCAATTTGACAATAATACAGATAAAAATATAATTAAAGAGTTTAGCTCTATAAGACAGTGCGCAAATGAATTAAAATTGCAAGAAAGTTTAATAAGCAAGGTTTTAAGAAAGGAAAGAACTCATACAAAAGGGTTTTATTTTGAATATAAATAATAAACCCCAGATATTTTAATATATTTCTCTAAAACAATTTAAAGAAGCGTGGCCAATTTCTTTAAGTTACTTTAAAGATAATATCTATTTTTGGGATTTTCTTGTTTCATGAAAGTGTTCGAGAAATCCAAAAATGGACAAAAAAAATGTCCATTTTTCAAAAACCCAGGGACTTTACCGAAAACAAGTTTTCCAAAACCCGATTTAGACCATTATGCTCTGACTCACCAAAAAAATCATTCTAAAATTGTTAGCATAATTTTTTTATACTTTTTTCGGAAAAGGATTTAGGGATTTTTTCTGTCACTAGTTTAGAGACATGTCCGTGACAAAAATCGCCCAAAAAACCCCTAAATATTTTTGCAAAACATGTGACTATTCATCGTGTAATAAAAAAGATTATGAAAGACACCTTGACACCATAAAACACAAAAAACGGGAGAAAGTGACAGAATGTGACAATTTATTGACAGAAATGTCCCAAAAAACCCAATGTCCAAAAGTGTCGTGTGAAAATTGCAACAAAGAATATACATCTAGAAACGGTTTATGGTTACACAAAAAAAAATGTACTATCATTAAAAAAGAACCGACAGAAGAATCTAATAATGTTATTCTTGAATTACTTAAACAAAACCAAGAGTTTAAAGAACTCATTATTGAACAGAACAAACAAATTGTTGAACTAGCTAGTAAAGTTGGAACTACTATTAATAATACAACTAATAATACAAATAATTTTAACTTGCAATTTTTCTTAAACGAACAGTGCAAAGATGCCCTCAATATTATGGATTTTATCAATCAACTTCAATTAAATACAACCGATTTGGATATGGTTGGCCGTCTAGGATACACTGAAGGCATCTCAAAACTATTTATTAGAGGTCTCAAAGAACTTGATGTCTTTAAGCGACCAGTTCATTGTAGTGACTTGAAGAGAGAAGTTTTATATGTTAAGGATAAAGACTCTTGGGAAAAGGACAATGATGAAAAGAATAAAATGAAAACAGCTATTAAATACATTGCTGCAAAAAACTTTAAACAAATAAATGAATGGAGAGAGAAAAATCCAGAATCCGATGATTATGACTCTCAAAGACACATGGATTACCATCAAATTGTTATACACTCCATGGGTGGCTCAACAAAAGAAGAGGATGAAAAACATTATAATAAAATAATTAGAAATGTAGCCAAAGAGGTCATTATTGACAAAGAACAAAATACAAAATTACAATAAACTTTTTAATAAAATACTAATTCTCTCTGCATACTTATTTTTAACTGACAAATTTTCAACTTCATTGTGTTTGGCATGAATGTTTTCTTCCATTTTTCTAAACAGACTATTATCATCTCTTGGCAAATTAATTTTCCTATTGATATAAGACTCCTCTGACTGAAATACATAATGAGCTACAAATGCCGCACACTTATTATAAGGAACGCTCCATTCATTAAATGACTTTGAAAATTGCATGGGTTTCATATTTATAGACAACATTCTGGTTGGTTCTGAAATAACAAAATAATGAGGTGTTATAGCATTTATTACTTGTGACGGTCTAACAAAATTTTTAACATGTTTATCAAGAGTCAAATCGGATTTAGTATAATTTTCTATAATTAGCCCTGATTCAGGTTCTTTTTTGTGATTATTTGTACCAAACATAAGCCAATTTATTGCAATAGAATCGGCAAATAAATAGTATTTCAACATCTCCTTGACATTTTGAAATGCATTTAAAATTAAAAATTCATCGGCATCTAAATATAGCATCCAATCGGCACCCGCTCCTGTAGCAATTTGTGAAGCTTTCATCATAAGTTGCATTTTAATTGGCCCTTCCATTTCACATCTCTCAACAATTACCCCCTTTTTAAATATATTTAATTCTTGGCTTAAAGGAATCTTGGATTTATGATCAAAAATATAGATTAAGTTGAACCCTAGAAGCAAGTGATGAGCAACCCATTCTCTAATATTTTTCTCATCTCTCGCATTAGTAAATAAAATAGTCTTGCCAACCGTTTTTCTTTTAGAATCATTTAAGGGGATTGAATTATTTTTTCTGTGTCCAATTGAAAAGACATTCTCTCCAGAAAACATCATAATAATTATTATTATTAAATAACTCAACTTTTTACTTATTTTTTATTGTTTTATATTATAAAACTACGATGAGTTTTGAACAGAACATACAACAATGGGTTTCAATTGACAACCAAATCAAACTTTTGAATGATAAGATTCATGAACTAAGAGAGAAAAAAAATAAATTGGGTGAAAATATAACACATCATGTTGAACAACATGACTTGAGAAACGCAACAGTGCAAATCAGCGATGGTAAGCTTAGATTTGTTAACACTAAAGTTTCTTCACCATTAACATTTAAATATGTTGAAAAATCTTTAGGAGAAGTTATAAAAAACCAGACGCAAGTAAAGCAGATAGTTGAGTATTTAAAACAACATAGAGAGATTAAAGTAGTTCCGGAAATAAAGCGGATTTCCAATAATTAATTTATATACTTATAATGTATATATGGCAACACCCTCTATTTTTGAAGAAGATGATATGGTTTTTAATAAATCTAATGGAACAGTTCAAAGTGCTGGGTTTACAGTAAATTCTATTTTAATGCAAAAAGGAGAACCAGCATTAATAACAAAAAATTCTAGCGTGCAAACCGGTGGGGGAAGTGTATCAGATTTATTTAAGGATTTAGCTGTTCCGGCCGGACTTGCTCAATTTAATAGAAAACAATTTGGCGGAGATGCCCATGATTCTAAAATCCAAAAGGCAGTAGAACCTGAACCCATTGGAGAAGATATTCATGAAAAGTTATTGAAAATGGTTGAATTAGAAGGCGGATCCAAATCACGAAAAACTAGACGCACAAATGTAGTATCGTCTGGAAAAACAAAAAAACAAAAACTCACTCACGCAATCTAATTAGAGTTTGTATATATTGTTAAAATATATAGAAACAAATAGCATTTTAAACTTTACTCCAAGTTGAATAGTTAAATGGAGACAATAATATGTCATCTATCTTAGTTTTCCAAAAGTCAACTTGTTTTTCCATAATAACATCTTTTTCTGTCTTAGGATAAGGAGTTGTATTCTGCATCATTTCCTCTTCTTCACTTGTAATTTTGGGTTTATATCCAAAACAATTTACACCAAATTTGACATTTGGGTTTGCAATATAACCTCCATTAACTCCTGGACGACCACAGTCGTGTTCATGTCCAGCTATTTTTTGTAAATTATCAAAAGTTACTTTTTGAGTAGGAAATAAAGCCATTTGACCATCAGACCAGCCATAATTGCACCATTCTCCGCCTTTATTATAAGCATTTTCAACTTCATCATACGTGGCTAAACGAGAATCATAAGCTTTACATAACGTTTGAGCTTGTTCATATCCATAATAATTCCCGGGCACGTTAAACACTTGTTGACCATTTTTATTATCATTGCTAAACAAAGTATCATTAAAAGAAAGATCAAACGGGTTACTAATGTCTTGATTAATAGTAATGTCTAATTGTTTTTGTGGAGTAAATAAATTTTTAATAGATGCAATAATGTCAATGCTGAAAAAGTATTGCAACGCATTAAATAATATTAAAACTATTAATATGGCAACTACAATCATAATTATCAAATTTGTTGAGCCTTCTAAACCAGAATTAGTGGGAGTGGTGGTTATTGCAGAAGGTTTTGATGAATCTCCTAAAGAAACAAAAATAATAATATAAATTATAACCACAAACACTAATATAATAAATACCGTTGGGTCCATTAATAACCCATTCATATAATTATACATACTTTCTGGTTCTATTGTTGAACTTGTGTTGGCGTCCATATATATATTATTGAATTGTTTTTTTTCTATAAAATAAGCAATATGCTTTTGGCGTTATTAAATCCTGCAAGTTTGCAACCTCTGTAACAAAAGTATCATTAAAGTGATACCATTTACCATTTGCATTTTTTACGAATGCTGTATAATGCCCTCCATGAACACCCCCACTATGATTGCAAATTCCATATAAATCATAAACATAACTTTCTTTTTTATAACCAATTACATAATTAGATAAATCAAAATTTTCTAAAGGGAATGTTATCAACATTTGATTCTTTTGATTTTTATGATTAAATCGTTTAATATCAATTACTAAAATTGAAGGCATACTCCAGTATATTAGTTTCTTTTGAACATTCTGTTTTTTATTTGTTTCTTCATTGTACCACGCATTCTCTCCTTCTAGAGTTTCTCCATTTACATATAAATCAAAACAATCTTGCAAACTCGGACTCTTGTTATTTTCAGGTATAGACAAATTTATAATAAAATATGGTTCAGGAGAAGTGCTTAATACCTCTCCCGTTTCCAATGAAATAATTTGTGAAACATGTATTCCATAAAACAAATTCCATATTTCTGAATACTCTTTTGAATACATCTTTTTAATCATTTCAAAGCATTGAACTGCCATTTTGTCCGTATCAGATGAAGCTGAACCATTGATGCTCATATTAACTTCACGTGCTAATCCAGTATGAAAGCAATCTATTAAAAATAATAAAAATTCAGGTAAGTCATTTTGAGCATAACCTGTAAATAAATCTGCCTTTTTAACGTGTGCAATTTTTTGAATAGTTTTAATAAACTTTCCTGGAGAAACGGTGCAATCTTCACTCCACATCAAGGTTCTCAAATTATCCCATTCAATAAGTAGAACAGAATCATACTTGTTTTTTAACTTTTTTTTATATGCACCCCCATTAAGAAAATTATTTAATTCATACGTGTGAGAAAGAACTTGCATGCAAGAATTAATAAAACAGGTGTTGCCCAGATTTGCCAATCCGCTTAATCCTCTATTCTTGTAATTGTCAAAAGTCATTGTATTATTTTATATATACAAATATACATTTAAACACATTTATAATAATATATATTAAGTATATGTCTCAAGGTAACAGACAAAACAGACAATTTGAGTTGACTTATGATCAAAGATTATTGTTAGACATGTATATTAATTTTTATAATCACACAACGAGACAAATGGATGCATTATATGACTTACAAAGCGAAATAAGAGGTAATATAAACCAAATTATTGGAGTTTCCCCCATTCACAATCATTCGCATCATTCAAATAGAAATTTTACTGAAAATTTTACGAATTTCCGACAACAAAATAATTCTAATAGAAGAAATAATCAAAATAGAAATCAAAATAGAAATCCAAATATTGAGTTGCCCTCAAGTAATTCAAGAGTTGTTTATATTGAAGGAGTTCCTTATTTGTTAGATTTGACAAATTTTATGAGACTTAGAAACCCAAACAATCAAGATGCTGCAAATCTTTGGCGTTCATTTTATGATAATATTACTGTGGCACCAACAAGAACCCAAATAGAGAATTCAACGAGAATTCTACAATTTTCTGAAATAACAACCCCAATAAACAACAGTTGTCCAATTACTTTAGAGAGATTTGATGAAACTAGTAGCGTTACACAAATATTACATTGCGGACACATTTTTACTCCAAGTGGAATTGATTCTTGGTTTCAATCAAATGTAAGGTGTCCTGTATGCAGATATGACATAAGAGATTATCGGGCTCCACCTCTACCTTCTTCTACAAGAGAAGAAAGACACAGAGAAACTGAACCTGGAAATGAGGAAGAGAGTAAGGAAGAAGAAACATTTGAAGAAACAAAAGAAGATACTCCTTCAACCTCTACAAGTAATGTCAACGAGAGAATAAGTAATTCAACTAGACGAAATTTAAATCAAAATAATAGAAGAATAACTAGTGAAAATGTTACAAATGTTTTGTCAAATATAACCGAAGAAATATTGAATAATATATTACAACCACCCGGAGGTAGTGGCACAAGGACTTTTTTTGACCCGTCGCAAAATTCACTATTTTATGACCCATCAAATAATCAATTTATATTTGAAGGTTTTATGAGACGGTAAAAAAAATTGAAAAATTTTTCAGAAACTTTTGAATGTCAATCATGACAACCAGGAGAATGCCGAGAGCACAAGTGAGAGACCAAGAGGAAGAGTCCGTTGAGGAGAATATACGGGAGGAGAAGCCCGAGATGAGAGAAAATGTGGTTGTGACTGCCTTCAAGGTGGCTAAGCCCTATCTAGTGGCGGTGAATAGCATTGCGGGGCTATACATTTTGTGGATGATTTTGCACTTTATTTCAGCCAACTTGTATGTCTACTACTGTGCACACATGTCGCTGTTTGGATTTCTGATGTCACCTATTTTGGCATCAGCCCCGCATTGCAGAGCTATTAGGTGGGTTCTCAATTCAGGGGCTCAGTCTATTGATGCCATGTGGATTGTGTTGGGAACTTGGGTTTGCTCCAAACTAGCCCTCATTGGTGGCACCCCCGCTGCCACCCAAGTAGACTAGATAAACATTTTGAAAATAATATAAAGATACTAGGAGATATAAGAGTATCATGACAGTGAGTATGCGTTACAGACAACCATGGGGATCAAGCGAGGTCAATAGACTTTTCAATGAGTACGAGTTGCAACAGTTGCCTATTTTGAGTATTGCAAAGTTGCACAAGCGTGGAGAGCATGCCATTTTGCACCGATTGGCAAAGGAGGGACTTATTCTAGAAAGTTGGGCAGATGTTAGGGGGTGGAATTCTGGTGAGAAGCAACATCAGGCTGTTTCTAAGCCAGTTGTTAAGCCAGATCATTGTGTAAATACTGTATTTTTTTCTGATGATGTTGATGAGGACGAAGAAAGTTTGGAGGATAATGATGATCCAAATGACAGCGATTATGTTTATGAGAGCGATGAGGATGTTGATGATAATAGTGTTGTAGATAGTGAGGCGGATGAATTTAGTGATGATGATGACAGTGATAGTGATTATGAGGATGAAAAGGAAAGCGTTGACAGTGACAGCGATTATGAGGATGAGGCCGATACCAAGGATGAAGATTATGACCCCTATAGCATTAAGCAAAAGGCAAAGTTCTTGCAAAGCATTATTGGAGCTCTCAAGTTTTTTGTTTATGCGGCTTAATAAAAATTAAAAATTGATAAAATAAAAGGTTAAATATAAATAGTAAATTAACTTAATGGAATTGTCTCTAGAACAACAAATAGCATTTGATAAATATATTCAAGGAAAGAACATATTTATTACTGGGCCAGGTGGAACTGGAAAATCAACTCTTATAAAAAAAATTCAATCTGATGCTCGCAAAAAACAGTTAAACATTCAAGTTTGTGCACTAACTGGTTGTGCTGCAGTTTTGATTGGGTGTAAAGCAAAAACGATACATTCATGGTCTGGAATTGGTTTGGGAAATGGATCAATTGGAATAAATGTAAAAAAGGTTTCAATGAACAAATACAAACAAAAAACATGGAAAAATGTAGATGTTCTGGTGATTGATGAGGTAAGCATGATGTCCCAAAAGATATTTGAAATGTTGAATGCTATTGGAAAAACAATTAGAGATAATGCAAGACCATTTGGTGGAATTCAAGTAATCTTTTTGGGAGACTTTTATCAATTGCCTCCAGTTGGAAATAAGGATGAAATAGATACAGTAAGATTTTGTTTTGAAAGCCCTTTGTGGAACGAGACATTTTCAAAGGAAAATACTGTTCAGCTAAAGAAAATTTTCAGACAAACGGATGAAGTGTATACAAAAATTTTGAATCAGATTCGCGAGGGTAGAGTTAAAAAAAGCAGCAATGAATTGCTTTTAAGTCTTGTTGGAAAGAAACCAGAAGAAGGATCAATAATACAACCAACAAAATTGTTTCCAATTAGAAGCAAAGTAGATACAATTAATGAAAGTAAAATGAAAGAGTTGGATTCTCCAGAGTTTGAATTTAAAATTCGCATGTTAAAAAACTTACCTACTGCTGAAAAAGAGAAGGAACTAGAAAAAGAAAAAGGTCATCTTATTCCAAAATTTACTCAAGAACAGATAGACGCAGAATTGAAAAATATTCACAATAGTGTTCTCTGCAATGATGTTTTAAAGTTGAAAGTTGGAGCTCAGGTAATGTGTGTAGTTAATATTGAACTTCCAACCGGTGGAATGATTTGCAATGGTAGTCAAGGAGTTGTTGTAAAATTTACAGAACAAGGATTGCCTATTGTTAAGTATAGAAATGGACACGAAATGATTATGACTTATCATGTATGGGAGAGTGAAAATATTCTTGGTGCTGGAGTTTCACAGATTCCATTAATATTGGCTTGGGCGATTACAATTCATAAATCGCAAGGTGCGACCATGGATGTTGCTGAGATTGATGTAGGAAGTGGAATATTTGAGTGCGGTCAAACATATGTAGCATTATCTCGGGTAAAAAGTTTAGAAGGACTATATTTGTCATCATTTGATGTGACAAAAATATTTATAAACAAGAAAGTTAGGGAATTTTACGATTACTTGTCCTCTAATTCCGCATAACACAAAACCTTTCCTCTGCTAAATGTAACAAAATAATTTTTTTCCTTTTTACTTTTGTAAAACGCATAGCATGTGTATCCAGAATACCCAACTGGACACAATGTTCCAGAAGGACCACATTTGAATTCATCAATCTTTTTTGACGCATACTCCTGGTCAGGTGGAGACATGGGTTCAATGTAATCCACTGGCGGTTTTGAGCTAATAAATAATTCAATATTGTTTAGGTTTCTTAGGTCATTAGAATCGGTCATTTTGAATGTTATGGTCTCGGCTTTAATTTAAACCAAGATTATAAAAAGCTTTCAATTTTTTTCTAATAGAAAATAAAAATAAAAATTTTTAAATTTATCATACATTAATTTTTACAATGGGAGCAAATATACAGCTCTTTTTTCAAGATTATTTGTTTTTTCATAACCAGATATTTTTATTCCATTTGAAGTAAATCCTGTAATTTTTGCTATGAACCATTCTTTGCGGTTGTTTTTAAATGCTATTTGACGACCAACCAAAGATTCGTCGTTATTTCCAGGAGAAATCCTTTGGCAGGTTGAAATGTCTGGTGCTTTTCTAGGCATGACTAAGTTAATGATTGATTTGTTTTTATAATATAAAATGCATTTCAATTTTTATTCTTTTACAAACACATAAGTAACCTCTTCTGTTTTTTTTGGAGAAGAAGTTTCTGCACCGCTGCTATTTCCAGGTCTTTTGCTATTAGACATGGTAAATGCAACATCCAATTGTTTCCAACCGTTTTCTTGGTGAATTGCAATAACATCATCTAACAAGTTGTATTTTTTATCTGTCTTAAAATTCTTGACACTCCAACAACTGTATTTTACTCGGCCAATAACTCCTACAATAACAGGTCTCAAAAACTTATCAATCCATGCCTTATAATCCCCCAACTTTGTTGATTGTGTTGTTTCATCAGAATAAATTTCCAAATTGAAATAGGGTGGGCTTGTGAGGGCAATGTCAAACTTCATGTCCACTGGGATCTCAATTAGGGCAATCTCAGCTGGCTTATTAATAAGAGTAACCCCGGTTAAACCAAGCTCATCACGAATTCCACACAACGCATTATATGTTTTTTCACAAGGGTCTATGCCGGTGTACGAGATGCCAGACAAATCCACACTCTTGGAACCAATCATTCTGCCACCCCAACCAGCACATACATCCAATACACTTTTTGCATCAAAATAAGAAACCACATTTCTAGCCATTAATGGGCGATACATTGTTACTTTTCCAATCCCATTTGTAAATGACAGCGACCGAATAATCTCAGATGCATAAGGTGTTGAATGTTGAGCTCGGTTAAAGCGAATAGCCTTTTCCAGGTTTGTCTTCTTCCACAAAGATTTTACAGAGAGACCTTTATAATTTGCGACTTCGTGAAAGTGCCTCATATGTTTTCGCATAATTTTCATCCCAGCCACAGAAGTTGCAGAAACATTTGTAACCGTCTTGTCAATCTTTTTCTCTCGCAATAATTTCCAATCTTTTTTAATTTCCTCGTCAGTATATGTCTCGTATAGGATTCCATGCAATTCTAGTTCTGTAGCCAACTTGGGCAATAATACTTCAAACTCGCTGTCAGACAATTCTTTGAGTGCATTTTTTTTATTAATTATTTTTGTTATGTTTTCAAAGCCGTTAGATTTCATTGTTTATAATATAATAAATTGCTCTTATATTATAATCAATTTTTAAAGTAGAAAAAATAAGCTCGCGAAATATATATTACTGGAAAACCTACTTAAAGAACTTTGTCATCGCTTGGTTGCCAGTTTTTTGATTGTTTGTTTCTCTTAAGAACTCGTCAAACAATAACGCTTTCACTTCCTTGTTCTTCATAGACTCCAGCTTATCTTCAAACTTTTCCGGTGGAGCAGTCTTTCGCAGAATTTCAATGTCTTTTCTCAACTTTATAACCTTTGACTTTTTGTTTTGCATATCCCACATCTTTTCCAAAACTAGTGCAAATACTTGCTGAACCGGCTTCATAATCTGATTTGTAATATAAAACGAATAGTCAATCTTGAGATTATTTTCTTTAATAAAAGTTGGTGTCTCAATCTTTTCCCCCTGCAACGCTTTCTTATTCGGATGATGAATATACACAAATGGAATTCTGTCTCCTGAACTTGGTTTGTTTCCTGGATCTCTGGCTGTAATTCTATCCGCTAGAACCTTGTGAGCAATTTGCTGAGGATTCTTATATCCAGACCTAAGAGATTTTGTAATAATCAATTTATCCATAGGATATTTCTCATCCACAATATTTTTTAGACACATCTTCAAGAACTCGGTCGCTTGTTTAATATCTTGTTTTTTCATGAGAATGTCAATAATTCCTCCGTAAATATCCTTCACAATTGGTGCATTATCTCTACGCTTAAGAACAATTCCCATTTCCTTACGTTTACCTTTCTCAGGGTCGTGCTCATAAAGTATACCCACATAACGCTTCTTGGAAAGCAGGCAAAACGGCATAAATGTCTTTTCATACTCTAGGTCGTGTGGGTTCTTCAAGAAACTAGATGCTAAATGACCTGCTTCTTGAGCCAATTCAATTGTAATTTCCAATGCGTCTTTTCCTCTAATTGGGATTCCATCTAGAGTGTGCAGGTTAAATGTAAAGAATACAGAGTCCGTGTCACCATATATGTACTCAGCTTTTGTTAGAACCTTTCCATATTTGCTCGTGTCGCAAATCCGGTTTCCATAGGTAGTCTCAATAATCTTTTTAGCATAAGTCAACAGCAAACGACCAGTGGCAGTTGTTGACGCGGCAATATCTTTCTCATAGAATGTACTCGTCCTTGCACCACATTGACCATACAATGAGTTTGCAGTAACTTTATAACCTAACTGACGCTTGTCAAGCACATTTTTCATAAAGTCGTCCGTTTGCTGTGGAATCAACTTCCTGGTAGTCTTTCTTGCAAGCAAAAGCTCCTCCAAAATGGACGGCATAATTGCTCTTGTGCCTTCTGGAAACTGAGCAAACCTACAAATCTTATGTCCAGATTTAATTTTTTCCGCCGCAGCAGATGGCGATTTTCTTACATACTTGAATGTGTCATATGTAATATTCACATAGTCATAACCAGGCAAGTTGTCGTAAATAAGATTTCCAGACGCATCCGTTTCTCCGGTAACTGTCATCAGCTCACCCTTTAGATTATATTCTTTGGTACATACCTTGCTGTCGGGCGACAAATTCTCGCTCATCATTGAAGACGGATACAAGGACGCAAAATCTACACACGCAATTGGATTATCAAGATACAAATCGCATTTTGGGTCTAATACAATAGCACCCTCATATCCATCGTCACTATCTAGCTTTTCAAGAACAGGCATCAATGTGCGTTTTTCTCTGCATTTCTTTGCAACATAACTTGTTAGCTTTATACCTTGTCCTCGCAAAACCAAGAAACTAATAGGAACGCTACAAATCTTTGCCATCTCAATGAATCCTGTGAGAACATCTACCTTATTCATGAGATAATGAACGAGGTTACAATCCTGAATACAGTATTTCGCGATAACCGCTCGGTCATCCGCAGTACCGTTGGTCATTCTGAAAATGTCTTTTGGCGTCACATCATCCTTTGCCAAACACCATCTTACCTTTTTGCTCATATCTGGAACAATATTCCCAGAAACAACAAAAGACCTTTCTTCCTTGTTTACAGATACAACTGAAAATTTGGCACCATCGCAATAGTAATCTGTAGAGTGGCCAATCTCCTCAAAGTGAACATAACTTCCTTCTAGCAAACCAGTTAGATTTCCACTATAAATGGTTGTTATCTCGCCCTTATTATCAAGCGATTTAATATAATCACCAATAAAATGTCCAGCAACATAATCCAACTTATAAGAGGTCAAATTTTCTTCACGACGAAAGTAGTTGTATAAATCAATTTGAATGCGACCATTCATTTTAATATACCTCAAATCATGTTGACCACTTGCAATCTTAATGCTAGTTTCTTCTAGTTTATATTTTCCAGTAAATGGATCTACACCACAAATCTCATTTTTATTTTTTGACAGTTTCAAAAAGTCTCCGATGCAGTCATTTTCTAAAGCACGATTAAACATAAACGCATAATCAAAGCCAAATATATTGTATCCAATGACAATGTCAGGATTCTCACGTTGAATAAGTTTTGTCCAAGCCAATAATACTTCTTTTTCTGTGCTGTATGATTCAATTTCACAATTGTCTACGGGAACATTCCCACAAGTATTAAGAACAATGCAGTGATTTAAATAAGGATCCTTTTCTCCGGATTTCAAAAAGGTAGAACCAATAAATGTTACTTTGTCTCCTTCTAGTTGCGGAAATCTGTTTTCTCTGCGTTTGTCTGAAAATGACTTGTTTAGTTCATTTAGTTTCTCTTCTCGTGTCAAAGTCTTGTCGCACAACAAATCAACAACTGTATAATTTTTTAAAATAGGTTTCTTGCTTTTAGATTTTTGATAAAACTCTCCTCCAGCATCTTCCTCTTCTTCATTATTCATATTCTCAAACATAGTTTCAATCGTCATTTGATTATCATCATCAGTTGCAGCAGATGGTTTTTCATTTTCTATTTTTGAAGACAACCATGATTCTATCATTAGCTTGACATCATCTTCAGATTTTGGAAGCTCTCCCTTTTTTGGATAAACAACGTCTATATCATGAAGACCTACGTTTGACAAATAACCAAACGCTTTCATGACAATTTTTCTCAACAGCTGTTCAATTTCTAATTTTGTTAATTCTGCCGTTTTTTCTAGATGCTCAATAATATTTGTAGCTAACTTTTTATAAGACTTTACTGGCACTGGAAAATCTCCATGACTACTGCTTGCCTCAATATCAAAACTACAAATTTTATAAGGAACTCGCGTCTCCTTTTCGTTCAATGGAAGAATATTCTTTTTTTCAGAAATAAACTCATATTTGCAGTTTGTTTGTTTTCCACTTTTAACTTCAATTGCTTTCTTTATTGGTAGTGCAACCCAGCCAGATGGACTAATGTCTTTAATATGAAAGAACCTAAGCAAAGGAGGGATATTTGCTTCATATAAATAAGTGGATTCGTTTGCATAAATAAGACCTGTTTCTCTTAACTTTTGATCGTGGTTATACCATAGGTTTTTGGTTTTATTAAAAGCTTGCAAATTTGTGAATTGAAACATGACAAACTTGTGCTCTTTTCCACCATCAAACCCATATAACTTTTTTCGTTTAATGATTTTGCAATCACTAATAGATTTTTCATAATATTTTCCAAGTTTCTTTTTGATAAATGTGAGGAATTGTTCCTTTGTTTGTTGACTCCAATTGTCACCAACTTTAACATAGAAGAATGGTCTGAAATCTTCTACCAATATGGAACACGATTCTCCTGCTTCATTAATACCAAACATTTGGATTACAAATTTGCTATTATCAGTTTTAGGTCCATTTTCCTCTTCACTACTAGAACCTTCTTTACCATCATCTTTCTTATTATAAACATTAAAATCGTAGAGTCTAAAAATATGCTCCATTTGTTCGTTTGTTAAGATTATTAATTGCGTAATATTTAAGTTCAATTTTTAAATTTAATGAAATAACACAAATATTTCCATTATAATATATTATATAATATGTGTTCAATAATAATATACCTATATTATATATATTATAATGGAAATGTCTCCGCTTGTATTAGTATTTGATACAGAAACAACTGGGTTACCACCAAGAATTTCAAGAGACGTAGAATCTCAATTAGAAGGAAATCCAGAGGAATCAGAACCATTGTGGGCTTCAATTATAGCTCAGTGGCCAGTTACTATTCAATTTAGTTACATTATATATAATTTATCTACAAACCAATACTCTATGTATAATAAATATGTTGAAGACATGCCTGTGGGGATGGCTGAAGCATTTTTAGCCGACCCTAGCACACATTATACAGTTAAAGGTGCTTTAGAAAAACGACAAGAACAAATTGCAAAAAAAGCAGCAGGAGAACCAAATTTAATGGCAACTAGAAGGGAGATTTTGGAACAATTTATGAAAGATTTAAATCAAGATATTACTTTGGTTGCACACAACTTAAAATATGATTACAAAATGGTATTGGCTGAACTATATAGATTGCAACTTGAATCTGGTAACGGTTCTTTTTTTAGAACAAATGGTATTTTATTAGACGCTAAACCTAAATATTGCACAATGTGCAAAGCTCAAAAAGAAAAAAAAGCACTAATAAAGGCAAAGTCAAAATTTGGTTGGTGGGACAAACCACCCAAATTGGAAGAATTATACAACAAATTTTTTGGGTATATGCCGATATCAGACAATCTACACAATTCATTAATAGATTCAATTGTTACTTTGAGATGTTTTTACAGGTTGGTAAATTCACCGCCTAAAATAGCATTATGTGGTGTTGGTGCTCCAGATGTTTATTTGGTTGCCGGAGAGCCTATGACTCCAGTAGAAAAAACAATACAAGAATATATTCAACAAGATATCACACCACTAGGAATAAACCCAAATGGAGTTGGTGGGCCAGTTGCTCCTTGTGAAGAGACAAGAATAGAGGGAGGACGAAGAAAAAGAAAAAGAAGAACAAGAAGAAATAAACAAAATAAACAAAATAAAAAACAAAAAACTAATAAAAAGAAATATTCTTGTAGGAGAAGGTAAATAAGATTAAATAATAATTTTCATTTGTATATTTATTATATAAATGAATAAAGATTCTCCCATTAAAGCTATAGCTGTATTTGATGGAAAAAAAATTAAAGGTACTGTTATATTTACAGAAGACTTTAAAAACAATTGCGTGAACATTGATATAAATGTTATTGGGCTTAAGAAAAATGCACTTCATGGATTTCATGTTCATGAATCTGGTGATCTGACAAATCATTGTGAAAGTATGTGTGCACATTTTAATCCTTATGGAAAAAATCATGGTTGTCCAGGTGCAAAGGAAAGACATGTTGGAGATTTAGGAAATTTGGAAACAGATATTCATGGTTCAGCAAAATATAGAATAACTGACGATTTTATAAAATTGCGAGGGTCTAAGGCAAATATAATTGGAAGAGGGTTGATTATTCATGCAGACCCAGATGATTGTGGGCTTGGTGGAGACGAAGCAAGTCTTAAAAATGGCAACGCCGGCAAAAGAATTGCTTGTGCCATTATAGGTTATTCTCAAGATAATTTCAAATAAATTCATAATATTTTTGAAGATTTGATTAATATTTGTGTTTCCATGTTTTTCTACCATATTTGCAATGTTGTCTTTGAGAGAAACCCTTAGGTCTCTTGCAATTAATACTTTTTTTATATTTTAAAGACCATTTTCCTCCACGACAACGTCTTCTAGTTTTTCGTCCTCCGTTTTGTTTTTGTATCTTGGATTCAATCCAATTAATAAAAGATTCCGTGCTTCTATCTTTATTATTTATATTACAATCTTCATATTCTTCCACAGAAGGACCCTTAATGTATCGTAAACAAGGATAACCCATGGGCTCTTTTCCAGCACTTTTTAAATTTTCAAATAGTTTTTGATTAATTTCTGCGACTACAACATCTTCTCGGTTTCCATGCGAGTTTTTAAGCATTTTTTGTATTTTTTTCCATTGAGGTTTTGTTTCATTGCATGGTCCACATCCATCCATAAATAAAAATAAAAAAATATGTTTTCCTGAACCAATATCATTATTAAAACTTTCAATTAAATTTTCATAACCATTTATAAGTGGGTCTATTTCAATAACTGTTGCTTTTCTGTGCATATAAATAAACACAGAAAATAAAAGTCTTTTATATTTTTATTTTTATTTTATCGCATTCTAATATATACAATGAATACAATGTTATTAATATTATTAATGGTGACTTTTTTAGCGGGTATTTATTATTGCATGAAAGTTAGCTCCTCTAAATTGTCATTAACCGAAAGTTTAACAAATATGGCTAATCCTAGATGTCCTGACATTCTCATTCAAAAAGATAAAAAATATTTTTTATATAATTCAAAAGTAGCCAAGGTCCCTGGCGTGAATCCAGTAGAATTTGATAATTTAGAAGATTATGTGGAATTCATGGATTGGCAGCGAAGTCAAGGCATAAGATGTCCTGTATTATATTTACAAACCACATATGATGCTCAAGGCAATTCTGTTTATAAAGTAAGACCGAGTCCAACTGATTTACAAGGAGGGTTGCCTCCAGCCCTAGCAAATCAACCTATGGCACCACCAAATACCAGTGCACTTCCAACACCTGCAAATATAGATGGTAATGTTATTATTAAGAATATGACTGGACCAAATCCAACATTGCTTATAGATGCTACTAGAAATGATCACCCTTATAATACAAACTCTGTTCCCGCGTTTGATCAAACTGATTTTTACCAAGGAAGTACAACCCCACTTGACCAGATGAATCAAGAACAAGAGAATATGTTATATAGTCCAGATCCAATGGACCCAAATTGGGGTGGTCAAGCATACACGGAGAAATTAGTTGAATCTGGTTATTATGCCGGGAATGAAGTTAGTATAAGAGTTTAACATTTTTACTTAACTTAAAACGCCAATTATAATATAAAAAAGTTGTTTATATTATAAATAAATGGATTTTATTTATTTATTACTTTGTGGAAGCGAATGGGAAGATATGATTATATTATTATCAAAGGAAGATGCTATAAATGGATCAATAAACTATCCAAATTCCAGAGTTGAAATTTTTAGTAAAAATAATAAATTTGGATATACACCTACTTATAATTATTACAAAAATGGAGAACTTATTCAAACTAATTAGATTACTTTGTTTGACTCATATTCTCACATTAATGAGAATCAATATATTTCATGACATTGTTGAGAGAAGCCTTTGCGGTGTTTAGTTCATTCAAGGTTTTAATAGCTTCAATGTTATCACTTGCATTGTCTGCATTTACATTGATGGATAATGTAGTCTTTAACATTAATGCATTAACATAATCGTCCATGTATAAAACAATATTTTCATAATCTTTCTTATAATCTTTATTTGTCATTAACAATACATCATTTTGCATTTGTGTTACCTTATTTTTTAATGAACTTGCGTAATCATTTGCAGAAGCACCGATTCCGTTTTTAGCTGAAGTGTCGGTTGGGTTTGTTAAACCTTCCATAACGCTCATGTGTAATTTTAATGATTTTGTTGCTAAAAATATTAAAAAACCAATTATAACAACAATGCCAATAATTTTAATGAAATCCTCTGTCATTTATATATTATACTTCTAGAAAACAATACCAAGAATTTCAACATTATTGTTTTAAATACTTAATAATGTTGGCAATAACAGTCTTGTTAATTTTGCGACTTTGTCCTTTAGCATTTACATAACTAATATCCTTTAAACATGCTTCATTTTCATTTATCTTTTCTAGCAAGTTTTTAACAGTCTTAAATTCTTTCATAACAGCAATTGCACTTGTTGAACTAATGCCGGGAATTTGACACAACATAATTTCACCAATATTTTCGGGTGTAATATTTTCTTTCTTGACCTTTTTAACAACTCCGCAATAGTCGCTTGAAGACTGTTGTGGTTCTGCAGATTCTTCGTTAGATGTATCGGTTGATTGATTTGGAATATTTGAATAAAAAGCCTTTTTGTCAGGAGATTTGTGTAATTTATAAGCCATATTACATACCATTAATGCGGATTCCTCAATGTTCATACTTCTCAAAACTGAAAATCCTTTATAATAATTGAGAGATAACATAGCTGAGTATAAGCTAGTCTTATCAGTTCGGTCTTTGAAAGTATTTAATGAGTTAAGTCTATTCATGTCTCCTTCAATTAAATACATTATATTGTGATTATGATGAGGCAGACCATTTAATCTATATGACTGTTCTTCATATCTACCGTCTTTAATGCTTGAAGCCAAATCTCCTAAACTTTTTCTCTCTATGATTACTTTATCAAGACCGCTTTCACTCAATACAATATCTCCAATTGGTAAGGCCTCAACAACAATTTCCAATCCATTATACATAGGTCCAGTTTCAATAAAATGTTTGCACAGCCTTATTAACTCTTGTTCGCGGTTATCTACCCTAATCTTCATTTAATAACTTACTTAGTAAATAGTTATTAAATTATTTTTTAGTTATATTATTTTAGTCTCTAGATTTTTTACATCAAACCATGTATTCTTCCAAAGGTAGATCGTTTTAATTGAACCGGGTTTCTAGTAGTGTTTCTTAATGAAAATAATATTCCTCGTTGTAATTGAGGAGCTCGTTTCAAATAATTTCCCATATTTCCGCGTTGCCATGTTGGACCAAATGATACTATACCAGCCTTTTTGTCGCCGCCACAACTACCACCAGACGCACAGCCGCGATTTGTTAATGATTCAACATTTCTGCCTTGTTTTCCAAAATGATACATCATACCAGTCATTTTATAAAGGCTTAATATTATAAGATTTAAGAATAATATTAAGTATAGAGTTAAGAAACCAGAAAATGCTATTACATAATACCACGTCTGGCATAGACTTGGTATCTTGTGCCCTGTGTGGGGCGTCTGGTTGTGTTTAACAAGTCAAAGAGAAGATTGGGTTGTCTTTGAGGAGCTCTGTAGAATACGTGGGAACCCATGTTACCTTGGGGCCATGAAACGGAACCCCCGAAAACGCCTGCCTTTTTAACGCCACCAACGGAACCACCACTTTGCAATGTTCTGTTAGAGATAGCGTCAACATAACGGCCTCTGCCGAACTGTGTTTGCATTCCTACCATTTATATATACCCTAAACAAAATAATTTTGTTAAACCTGGTTAATATTTATATCCAAAAGATTTAAACACAATCCAAGATATTGTATAAATGGAAGATAAGACGACTGAAAAAAATATATTGCATGACGATGATATTGTCAAGGGAGAGGATGGACTAATTTTCAATCCATACAATCCCCTAAATGTGGAGATTACATTGAATGAAGTTCAATCTATTCTCACTAAATATGGCGTTCCAGGAATTGTAAAGAATGTTGAATTATATAAAAGAGCATTTGTGCATAGGTCTTATACTAAACGGCCTCAACTTGAGAATGCATTGCAAAATATCACTATAGTTGAACGTCCTTCAGATTGCATGCCTTTAAAAACAAAGTCAAATGAGCGACTAGAGTTCTTAGGTGACGGTATTCTTGAGTTGGTTACTAAATATTATTTGTATCGCAGATTTCCTAAAGAGAATGAGGGATTTATGACAGAAAAAAAGATTGCTATTGTAAAAAATGAAGCTATTGGAAAAATTGCGATGGAAATGCATCTTAATAAATGGCTGATTCTGTCAAAACACGCCGAAGAAAAGAAAATTAGAACAAACTTAAAGAAGCTAGGATGTTTGTTTGAGTCTTTTTTAGGGGCATTGTTTTTAGATTTTAATAAAATTAGCGTAAAGGATGAAGAAGGATGGTTTCAAAATGTATTTGTTACCGGTCCTGGATTTCAAATAGCCCAAAAGTTTGTTGAGAACATTTTTGAAAAACACATAGATTGGATTGCACTTATTCAGAATGATGACAATTATAAGAATATTTTGCAAGTAAAGATTCAAAAAGAATTTAAAGTAACTCCACATTACTTGGAGATTGAGCACGATTTAGAGAATGGTTATAGAATGGGAGTTTATCTTTGTATTGGACAACCAATTCATGCAGTAAGCATAAACAATGCAACTCACATTGACCATGTAAAGACATTCAAGGAAATTCAAGAATGGATTGTTAAATTTGGAAAGGTCTTAATTTTTCTGGGCGAAGGCCAACATAAAATTAAAAGGAAGGCCGAACAAATAGCTTGCAATGAAGCACTGCAGAAAATTAACAGTTATTCTGCTTAAACTTTTATATAATTAATATATATTTAGTATATAAGCACCATGAATCCTTTAGAGTTATTAAAAGAAAAATTAAGAGTTAAACCAATTATAGAAGAGAAACAAAAGGTATATGTTGCAATTCCTGTAGCAAATGCTCCTGAAAAGATTGAAGTAAGCAAAATTAAATTGGTTGATGAACGAGACAAAGATACTGGTTTTAGTAGAAGAGATTTGTTGCAAAGAATGAAAGAAAATAAAATGACGGCTGTTTTAGTAAAACCAAATGTCAAAGAAATTGTTGCTGAAGTTCAAGAGCCTGTTTTGGAAAAGAAAAAAGTAAAAAAATTACCCAAAAAATTATTATTTAAGTTAGAAGAAGATGAAAAAGAAGTACAAGAAGAAGAAAAACTTGGAGAAGAAGAACAAGTAGCACCAATTGTAGAAGAACCTAAAAAACGAAGAACAAAACGACCAGTAAAAGGTGTCTCTCTAATTCCACCAGAAGAATGGGTTGACATTGATAAGATTGAGACGATTTCTAGACTTCCTCCAAAGAAGCCTCATGTAAATATAAAAGTTTCCAGTTATTTTATGAATAACAGAGAGAAATTTGTTAATTTTATAAATTCATTGTTTGGAACTTATCGTGACACTGTAATGGATGACTCTTCTCAGATATCTTGTGATAGTATTGGTCAAGATAGTGCCGGCGAATTTTCTCTCTTAACTCATCAAAACTTAGTTCGTGATTATTTGAATTTATACACTCCTTATCGTGGTTTATTACTATTTCATGGTCTAGGGGCAGGTAAAACCTGCACATCTATTGCCATTGCTGAAGGGTTTAAGAGCAAAAAGAAAATTATTGTTATGACTCCTGCGTCTTTGAGAAGAAACTATATGGAAGAATTAAAGAAATGCGGGGATTCTATTTATAAGAAAAATCAATTTTGGCAATGGGTATCAACTAGAGACCATCCAGAAGCTATTGAAACACTTTCAAGTGTGTTAAATCTTTCAGTTGAATATATTAATAAAAAAAAAGGTGCTTGGCTTGTAAACACAACAAAACCTAGCAATTATGATACGCTGGAACCTCAAGAAATTAAAAGTTTAGACGATCAAATAGATGAAATGATACAACACAAATACAAATTTATTAATTATAACGGGTTACGCAGAGATAAATTGAGAGATATGACAAATAATTTTGAAACAAATATTTTTGATGATAATGTTGTTGTTATTGATGAGGCTCACAACTTTATTAGCAGAATTGTCAATAAGATTTCAAAAGAAAAAGAAGTTCCTGTTGATAAACATGGGAAGAAAGAGAGAGTTCCTTATTCCCTGGCACTTATTTTATATGAGCTTTTGTTAAGTGCCAAAAATGCCCGCATTATTTTGTTATCTGGAACTCCTATAATTAATTATCCCAATGAAATTGGAATACTTTTTAATATTTTGCGAGGGTACATCAAGACTTGGGAGATTCCCTTGGACATCCGTTCAGGACAATCTGTGACTAAAGAGAAGCTACAAGAAATATTCACGAGAGAAAAAGTTTTAGATTATCTTGATTATTCCAAGGATAAAGTAATCACTATAACAAGAAATCCATTTGGGTTTGAGAATAAATACAAGGAAGAAACTGGTTATCATGGAGTTACAAACAAACCAATAACAATCAAGGAAACTGGAGATAAAATGCATTTACAAGAGAGAGGAACAATTAGTGACATGGATTTTGAAAAGAGAATAATAAGTATTTTGGAGAGCAATAAAATAGGCGTAAATACCTCTGGAATTCAAATTAAACTTAACAAAGCACTACCAGATAAGTTTGACGATTTTGCTGAATTATTTTTAAATACGGAGAATGGAAATACAAAAAATATGGATTTATTTAAACGGCGCATTATTGGGTTAACATCATATTTCAGGAGTGCTCAAGAATCTCTTATGCCACGATATGAAAAACTAGTAGATTTTCACGTTATTAAAATACCAATGAGTGCATATCAATTTACGGTTTATGAAAATGCTCGCTCTTTAGAGAGAAAACAAGAAACAAGCACAAAACAGAAAAAGGGCGTTATTGATGAAAATGGAATTTATAAGGATCCAACATCAACCTATCGCATTTTCTCTCGGTTATATTGCAACTTTGTTATGCCCAAGCCTCCTGGGAGACCTTTGCCAAAAGAAGATAGAGAAGAAGACACTCAACAGTTGGAAAATATATATGAGGAGGCTTTAAAAGAAACATCTAAAAAAGGAGCAAACGATTTGGAAGGTGACGCTTGGGATGGTGAACTTGAAGGAGACGAGGTTATTGAAAAATTGGCAGACGCAACATATGAAAAAAGAATCCAGCGTGCTATTGAATTTTTAAAAGCAAATGAAAACACTGTTTTAACACCCAGAGGATTAGAGGAATATAGTCCAAAATATCTTAATATCTTGGAGAACATTCAAGACCCTCAGCATCTCGGGTTGCATTTAGTTTATAGTCAATTTAGAACCTTGGAAGGCATCGGTATCTTTAAAATGGTTTTAGAAGCAAATGGATTTACACAATTCAAAATTAAAAAAGATTCCAGTGGAGTTTGGGACTTGGATATTAGTGAAGAAAATATGGGAAAACCAACATTTGCATTATATACTGGTACTGAATCTTCTGAAGAAAAAGAATTAATTCGTAATATATACAATAGTAACTGGGACACTAAATCTCCAATAACTGCAAAACTAAAAGAAATTGCACACAACAACCATATGGGTGAAATTATAAAAGTGTTAATGATTACTGCATCTGGATCAGAAGGAATTAATTTGCGAAGCACTAGATATGTTCACATTATGGAACCCTATTGGAATCCAGCACGCATTGACCAAGTTGTAGGAAGAGCACGAAGAATTTGCAGTCATAAAGATTTGCCAGAAGCACTACAAACAGTTGAAGTTTATTTATATTTAATGACTTTTTCTAAAGAACAATTAGACCCCAAGAATGATGCTGCAATTGAATTGAAAAGAAAAGACAAAAGTAAAAGAAAATATAAAATTCCAGTTGAAGGAAAAGACGAGAAGGATTGGAAAGAAGACAATATTCCTTTAACTAGTGACGAGGCTTTATTTGAAATTTCAACTATTAAAGACGAGGTAAGTTTTAAGTTAATTACGGCTATAAAAGAAGCATCAATTGATTGTGCAGTTTACACAAAGAGAGGGTCAAAAGAACAATTAAATTGCTTGCAATTTGGTGAGCCGTCTTCAACATCTTTCTCATATATTCCAAATTATAAAAAGCAGGAACCAGATTCTACAACTAAAATTAACAAAAAGACCATTGAATGGCGAGGAAAGCCTTATGAATTCCGTGGTAAAAAATATATTTATCGTAAGATAGATAGCAATAATGGAAAGTTATATGATTGGGATAGTTATTACAGAGCTTTGGAGAATCCTCAAATAGATCCAATTTTGATTGCAGAAGTAGAACAAACGCCTAAAGGAGTTAAGATAAAGATGGTGTAGATTCATATTGTATTTTTATTTTATACAATATAAACTTATGCAGCACTATACACATTTCTTGTAAACAAACAAGTAACAATAATAAAGAACATCATTGTGAATTTTCTAAATTTTTTGTATTTTTCAAAGTATTCCGACCTAGATGAAAACTTGTATAATTTTTTAATCCTGTTTATTTCAGTCTCTTTAGTTTTATTATAAACATATGCTACACCAGATAAAATTGTTAAAAACATCATTTCTGATGGGTTAAATAAGTTGTGTGTGTGTATATTGTAATTAAGTTCTGATATAAATACATCTAAATTGAACAACTCTTTATAAGATATCTTTGCAAAAGCAGAAACTGATGCCAATTGAGTTTGGTCGTCTTTTATTTTTTTACACAGAGGAGTTGTGCATGGGCTCATAGCATATTCTCTAGGGGATGCTGCTGGGGTTTCTATGAAATTTTTATTAAACCCGATTGGGCTGTATTGTGTAAGTGGAATAGTCTCCCAACTTACTTCTCCAGAGTCCCAGTGTTCATCCTCTAAATATAGTCTGGTTTTTGCAATATTTTTTCCTGGACTTTGCACAAATGCAGTGATTGGAGCAATAAGTGCAATAATCTTAAATATCCTTATTAGAGCCATTGTTCTTTATATGTATTCTCCATATTATTGTTTGTTGCTGGTTCAATTTTATTTTTTAATAATTCTAATATCTTATCCATCTTATCTTCTAGATTAACAATCTTCTCTCCCATATTTTTTATTTCCTTTTTAAGCTCAACTGTTTCCAAATTTTCTTCTTTTATTTGTTTTAAACGAGAGAAAATGTTGGGGGTTCCAGATGATATTTCATTTATTTCTAAACTTATTTCATCAACTTCATATTCTTGGTTCTCCCCCCATGATATTTGTTTTTTAGTACTAGGAGCAACCGGCAACTCTTCTCCTATTTGAATAAACTTTGGAGTAGATTGATTGTATTGATATTGTTTTTGTTTTTCTTCTAGCTGTGATGCATTTTGTTGTTTTTGTTGAACTTTTTCTACTTTTACAGAAGTTTCTGCAGGTTTTAACCATTTTTCAACATCTTCTTTATTTGTGGTCTTGTGAATTGTTTCTACATCAAAATTTCTCTGAGCTAATGTTCTTGCTATTAATTCACCCATGGCTCCACCAATGGGTTCATCCCTTGAACTATCGCTAAATTTTGGAGCTTCTGGAACAGGAACAGTCATTAAATTCATAAAATCATTCTTCTTTTCAGCCAGACCCTTTTCAAATGCACTGAGTCTCTCAGCTTGTATATCTTCCGCTTTAAAAAGTTGTTTAGTTGGAGCTTGTTGCGGCATCTGTCGTTGTTGAGGTTGAGAATTAAAACTATTCATAATTAGACTAATAAATTTTTTATTCATTTCCATTAAATTTTGTGGTACATTTTTCTCTCTTTCAAAGAATAACCGGGCTTGATTTATAAAGAATCCCCTTGCATTAGTAAACTGTTCTTGAGAGTTAAGCCGAGGTTTTATATCATCCAATACAATTTCCCAAATCATTTCTATATTTTCGGTTGTAATAAAGTCAATATTTACCTGTCTTGATGACATATAAATAATATTCGCAAATATTATTTATATGTTTTTATGACTTACTTATTTAAAATTGAATAAATCATAATTTATGGCATAGAAAAAGTCGTTTTTCTATATACTCCATTTTTAGCCCACATATCAAACGAATAATCAACCCTTTCTTCATTAGAACTATAAGCAATATATGGGTTTAAATGTGGTTTTTCATAATTTCTCAGAGGTATAGTGCACCAAGTTGATTTTTTATTATTATAAACAGTAGTTCTACCTTCTTTTATTTGAGGTCGCTTTATTAATAACCTATAGGATTCCTTGTATAGTTCTTGATTTAATTTATGAATAATGTGAATATTCCCATTGCGAACAATAATATTTTTGTCAAACGATAATATGTAACGCACGCACTCTTCTGGAAGATATTTGGTTAAAAAATATATATTCATTTTAAATATATAATAATGAAATTATTTCTTTAAATTTATTAACTTATAAATCCTTATTAAAATAAACTTTTCTGAATTGTTGCATGTACTTATCATCTAAAACATGAGATTTAAAATATTTGCTATCGTGTCTGTCTTCTAACATGTGTGCAATAAAATATAAGGAATATATGCCGCATTCAGTATCACCATATTGATGTTCAACTGGGTAATTCTGGTCAAACTTAAACTTAATGGGTAGTTTTAATTGTTTTCCTTGTTTAATAATACGATTCACTAATTTCATAACTTGTCGTGGAGCTTTATCGCCCGCACTGTCAAAGAAAAATATCTCTCCCTTTTTAATATTAATAAACATGGATACCCAATGAGATCCGCCCTTATAGTGGGGGTCTAAATTGAATATAATACCAATCTTAAATCTACCATTTTTAATTTCTTCTTCCAAGTTAAAATGACACAATTCTTCCCAGACGCATTCTCCATATAATTTGTGCGTATCAAAATCAATTGGAGACGGGCCAATAAAATCAAAACACTTGTATTTTTCTTCATATTGTTTCATAACTTCCAATATATCAACACTAGATAACCATTCATTTGGATTTTTGCTCCATTCTTTTGGGGAGACAGGAGCATAAGACTCTTCCAATTCTTTATTAAGTTTTCCATTTACAAATTTTTGCTTTAACCAACACGATTCTTTGTTGCAAACCCCCTTTAGCTTAGAATTTAACGCAGTCCATATTTCTTTTGAGTCGTTAGTGTCAACTTTTGATTCAGGATGACGAGCATTCCATAATTCTTTTAATTTATACAATGTTTCGTCTTCTAAACATGTATAACCCTTTCCAGCGGTTTTTGGACTACATCGTAATTTAACGGATTCAAACTTTTTAATCATTTTTTCTCTAAATATGTGATTTCTTCTAGTTACATGTGATTTGGATTTCTGTTGTTTTTTTATTGTTTGTTGTTTGTTCTGTTTTTTTTGCATTGTTTTTTTCATGGGTTTCCTCATATTTATTATTGATATTATTCTTTTTGCTAATACCTTTATTTTTCAGATTTGGGTCTTTCAAATTTATGTCCTTTTGTAGTGGAATTATAGTTTTTTTTTCAAGTTTAGCTGTTGTTCTTTTAACAAGTTTTTCTAATGCATTTGGTTCAGTAATTTTAATAGAACGCATCATTAACATGCTTTCTTCAACTGCATTGTATGATGGGTCGGCTGAAAGCTTGTTTAGAGAGTCCTCATTAATTCCAAGATAATCTTCCTGAATAATGTCAGATTTATCTAAAACCTTGAAATATTCAATGCAAACTCTAGCATAAGAATCAAATGCACTTCCAACATCTGGATACATTGTTTCTGGTTTTTCGTTATTTAACAACCTTTTTGTTAGGTCAAATATGCGTTTCTTGTAAAATTTCTTGTCTTTGCGAATAGAATCTTTTTTTGCAGGTGTGTTTTGACCTAGATGTTTTGCGTATTGTTGTTTATTCATTAAACACTCAAGAGTTATTTCGGTAATTAATTGGTCGTCCATTTTATATCTTACCTATATCTTTAAAATTTAGATAAAACACAATTTACTAAAAGTTAATTTATAATTTTATATGTGGGTATATTAGATGAGTTTCTCTGGTTTTACCACATATCAAGTTACTTTGTTTACAATCGTTACTATTATAGTAATTGTTACATTTATTGTTATTGTTGCAAGTTATAGCAAACCGGGTTCATTTATAGACAGATTAACGAGTAAAATCCCTACAATTTCAACATTTATTATTGCTTTAGGTATTATTATTACATATCAAATATTTACGGTAAACTACTTATCAGTGAAAAGAGATTCAACTTACAAAATAGTAGATCGTGCATTTAATAGTATTTTAAAAGCATTTGACGACTATTATGATAAGGCTCCAGAATTTATTGACTCTATGTTTTATCCATGGCAAAAACGACAATTGCCAAATTATAAGCCAGTTCATGAAAAAAATAATGAAGACAATGATAGGTGGACATCTATTTTATACATATCAACTTTAATATTCCAGAGTTGGGAAGATTTTTTGACTGATTTAGAGAGTTGGAGAGAGGTTCAATTGAGCGTTGATTATATAGAAGATGATGAGAGGTCTTGGTTGGCTATATTTTTGGGATGGGCTCAATCTAAGGAACTACAAGAGGTTTTTCCTATGGTGGAATTGCAATATGGAGAGGCAACAATTGAATTATCTTATTTAATGTTTGAGTATGCTAATAAATATCCAGTTAAAAATATGGAAGAATTGCAAGACCTTACTGGAAAAATATACAATGATCCCAGATATTTAAGAATTAAAGAAGTGTTAAATTACTTGTAAAAAAATTGATTTAATTAAATTGAACTTAAAGCTTTTTAAATTCAATTGCAAAACATTATGAACCTATTCATTCTCTCTCTTAACTTTCAAGAATGTGCAGAATTCATGTTTGACAAACACGTTTCAAAAATTATTTTGGAAGCTGTACAAATGTTGTGCACAGCTGTTCAAATTATTGACACTGATAATGTTGTCGGAAAGAAAATTAAACTTTATAAAATAGCTCACAAAAATCATCCAGTAACCATTTGGATGCGAACATCACTGGAAAATTATATGTGGACGCTTGATTTGGTTGATGCAATGCACAATGAATGGAAATACAGATACGACCATCCACCAAACAAAATGCACCAGTCTTATATTGTAGCCAAATTCTTGAGAGAATATGCTCCATCAGCAGACAAATTTCCCCAGAAAGGATTAACTCCATTTGCTCAAGCTATGCCAGTTGAATGTAAATGTGCCGATGCTATTGAAGCTTATCGCAAATATTATCAAACTCCCGATAAGCAAAAGATTGCCACATGGAAAAAGAGAGAAAAACCTTCGTGGTATAAAAAAAATATAACTTGAAAAACATGTTATATTTTGCATTTATTCTGGTATCTATTTTGCATTTATTTTTTATTTTGCTTTGGGCCCATGTTGCATGGAGTTGGGGTGTGGTCATTTCCTAAGTTTCTAATCTCTTGGCGAGTGCAATTTTGGAATAAACCTTGACCAACATTCTCAGGATTAGGGTTAAATGAATTAAAGTGTTCATTTTGGAATAATCCTGGAAAGGGTTGCTGCATAGTATTAGTTGGTTTAAAACCAAACTTGTATAAATCACTGTTTGCGTTTGGAACATATACAGCTTGACTACACGCCTGAAGTGCAAAAACCTGGTTTCTTAACTCTGATTCAGTGTTTATATTTGTAGCAAATCCTGACCAAGGAGATTGGGTATTGCCAGGATTAAAAACCTCTTCAGAATTGTAAACTGGTTGCTGAACAAGTGGTGTCTTAATGGGAGCTCTTGGGTCAACAATTGGCATGATAGAATACTTTGTCATCACTGGCCTAACACTTAAATAAGGTTGAAGCATATGAGACGGGATGTTTCTATCATAGATTCTTGTATTTATAGAATTAGTTATTTGTGAAGCACATTCTCTAAAACCTTGTGTTGTCATTATTAATATACTGGAATATAATTTATTTTATAACACTTTTCTAAATTGAATAAAACCCATATAAAGATTGTTGACTTTATTTAATAAGCTAACTGTATGTGTGGAATATTTGCATTATTAAATAATGACTTTTTTTTTAAAAAAGAATTTATTAAACAGCAATTCATGAAGGGTCAAGGTCGTGGTCCAGAATTTTCTAAATTAGATAATTTCACATTATTGTGCTTACTCGGGTTTCATCGCTTAGCCATTAATGGTCTTAATGATTTCTCTAATCAACCCATTATAATTGGTGACATGGCTTTAATTTGCAATGGCGAAATTTATAACTATAAAGAACTTTATAAAATGATGGGAATAACTCCTGTTACTCAATCAGATTGCGAAGTTATTATTCATCTTTATAAAAGATATGGAATGAAACAAACCTTGCAAATGTTGGATGGTGTATTTGCCTTTGTATTGTGCGATCGCAGTTTAAACGATCCAACTGCAAAAATTTATGTTGCTAGAGACCCTTACGGAGTTAGACCATTGTATGTATTAAAACCAAAAAATCCAACCGTAGAAGACAAAAAGGATATATATAGTTATGCATCTGAGTTGAAGGTTTTGTCTGAATTTGCTAAACAGTTACCAAATCACGTGGTTGAGCAGTTTATGCCAGGAACTTATTCTAAAATTATTATGAAGTTTAAAGTTTCACCAAAATGGGAACTGAAAAAAGAGCACTGCTGTTACCATTCAACTGGGTTTTCTAGCATTATTAATGAATCGCAATATGATCTTGGCCGGGTGTTAAAAAATATTCAACATTATTTGTACGAAGCAGTAAAGAAAAGAGTATTGGTTACTGAACGCCCCATTGCTTGTTTATTGTCGGGTGGACTGGATAGCAGCTTAATTACAGCACTTGTTAATGAGTGTCACAAACAAAAGTCAGATATACCCTTAGAAACATTCAGTATTGGATTGTCGGGTTCAGAAGACCTCAAGTATGCTCGCATTGTTGCTGATTATTTGGGAACAAATCACACCGAAATTTTGCTTACTGAACAAGATTTTATTGAAGCAATACCCGAGGTAATTCGTACAATTGAAAGTTATGACACAACTACAGTAAGAGCTAGCATTGGAAATTATTTATTGGGAAAATACATCTCTGAAAATAGTGACGCCAAGGTAATTTTCAACGGAGATGGTTCTGATGAATTGTGTGGTGGTTACTTGTACATGCATGCCGCTCCAGATGCAATTGAATTTGATAAGGAGTGCCGAAGATTGTTGAAGGATATACATGCATTTGATGTTTTGCGGTCAGATAAGTGTATATCGTCTCATGGGTTGGAGCCTAGAACACCATTTTTGGACAGAACTTGGGTCCAACAATACTTGAGCATTCATCCTTCACACCGGTTTCATCCTGGAAATAAAAAATGTGAAAAATTTTTATTAAGGACTGCGTTTAGCGAAGACAACTATTTGGATTCAAATGGAAGTGCACTACTACCACAGTGCGTTTTGTGGAGAACTAAGGAGGCATTTAGTGATGGTGTTAGTAAAACAACCAGGTCATTATACGAAATCATTCAAGAAAATGTTGAATCTCCGGCAAAAAATTTTAATGTAAAGTATGAGCATAATAACCCAGATACGGATGAAAAGAATTATTATCGCAGTATATTTGAAAGTTATTATCCTGGGCTAGGAGCCGTAGTCCCATATTTTTGGATGCCGCGTTACGTAGAAGCAAAAGATGCAAGTGCAAGAACTTTAAAAATATACAATGAAGTTAAAACTGAAACAAGTTAATTCAATTTTACAGTTAAACTTTGAAATATTTAATTCTTATTCGTGTATACAAAATAAGAATATGTTATCAAAATAAGTAACCCAATAGGTAAAAATAGTGGTTCATAATAGTTTAAATAAGTCCATATCACTACAAATATAACTGGAAATATATTACCACGAGGTATCATTTTATAGCAGTCGGATGTTCTAAAATAAATCCAAAATCCGGAACAAATTACGGCAATAATTACTTTGCTACGGTAAGTTAAATAATTATCTAATATCATATTATACTATGTTTACAAAATTATATTTAGACACAACAAATCCCAAACTTCCTTTCTCTCATCTCTTTGAGGGAAAAATATTCGGTCCAATGACAGTTTCTATCCTTTTACATACTATTGTTTACACTTTATTTTTTAATATAATAAGCTGGGTATTCTATGGAAAATTTTTATCAAATATAATAAATTTAAGACTTGTATCATCTTTAATTCCAATTATGTTTTTTGGGTTTATAGGAAGATTTATTCATGTGAAAGATATTTATAAAGGATATAATGGAAATGTGGAAAAAACAAGAGAATATATAGACAAACACTATATTTCTTGGATATTTATTTCATAGCTCATCTTGCCAAATTTTGGGAATAGTATAAAATAAAATAAAAATTGTGCGTTTATTTTATTCACTAGATATAGTAAGATATGTCAATACAAAAAAATTTATATAAATTCCAAGATTTTTGGTTTAATATTTTTATTATAACTACATATGCATTGTATATATTATTTGCGGTTGGTCTCGTTAAAAGTGCACCACAATATTTAGAAAAACTTGACTATTATGTTAAAATCTATATAAGTTTATTTTTATTATGGAGATTTAATCCCTTCACAAGAATACATTTTACCGATTTAGATAGAAAGATAGCATTTACAGCTGGTGTATTTTTATTTACTACAAGTGCAATCAATCAAATACTTATAAAATATTTGAGTAATGCTAAAGATGTTGTTCAACAAAATATAGGTATTGGTTTTAATTTTTTCAAGCCTCAATAATAAATTTATCTATTTTTTCTTGTTTTTGCCCGATATGTCTTATTCTTTAAAGTCCGTTTATTTCCAGATGGTGGAGAATTCTGTCTTTTTTTATTAAAAAATGATTGTAAATGGACCATTGTTTTTTTTGTAATAATTTTATCTATTTCATATTCATCTTTGCTTTTTTCCATACAAACAAATTCATAATTGTTCATATTTGTTTTCATAAAATCAGAAAAATCTTTTTCTGATTGTGAACCAGAAATGAGTTTTTTTGAAATATCATTATGAAGGAATCTGTGAATCATTAAGTCAAAATGTAAATCATGTGTATATGGTTTAATTTTAATATAATAAACATTATCAGCGTTCATTTCAGGGTAATATGTGTCATCTAAATAGCAGACATCTATATTTTCTGGTAATTTTGAACATCGCATAAAGTCTTTTATTGTTTTATCGTGCGTCCTTCGGCAAAATTCAACTATTTTTCCATTTACTTTAAATGCAGCAATAATGTGGTTAAATAATTTATATTTTAATTTATTTTCAAAATAATTTTTAACAAATTGTGCCCATTCTTTAGGGCCTTGATTGTTGGTATAAATCATAACGCTTTGACATTGTTTTGTTTGTTTTTTAACCTTTATATAATTCAGTATTGACATAATATTCGGGCGAATAAATTCAGGAAATATATCTAGAACATCATTAAAATATTCTTGTGTAAATGTTGTTTTTATGTCTATATTAATACTTTTTGCATAATTGTGTAATGAATCCCAAAATATTCCCAATTCTACAAAATATCCAAGGGTTTCATCAAGATCAAGTACAACTATTTTTTGTTTATTAGATGGCATCTAAAATACTTGTATATTTTAAATATTAATAAAATAGTTATTTATTAAAAATTATTTTATTAAACAACATTATTACAGTATAGAATGTTATCTGGAATGGTTGGTGCAAAAATTGTATATTCTGCACAAGATATTAAAGACGCTATTGAAGCAAAAACTAATATATTAAAACTTCAGCTTAAGAGGGTTCATGATTATAAGACAAATAAAAAATCGGAATACAATAGTGTAATTCCCTTAAAAATATATCAAACCTGGCACACTAAAGAGTTGCCAGAAAAAATGAAACTTGCCGTTGATAGAATGAAAAAGCGTCATCCTAGGTTTGAACATTTTTTGTTTGATGATGACGATTGTAGGAATTTTATTGCAGAAAATTTTGATGGGAATGTATTAAATGCATTTGACAATATAATTCCTGGAGCATATAAAGCTGATTTATGGAGATATTGCGTATTGTATATTAATGGTGGGATATACTTGGATATCAAATATAATTGCATTAACACGTTTCATTTTATTGAGTTAACTGAGAAAGAACATTGGGTTTTTGATATTGGTAAACATAATATTTATAATGCTTTAATAGCTGTTAAACCAAAGAATGAAGTATGTTTTAAGTGCATAAACCAAATTGTTGCAAATGTAAACAATAAATATTATGGAGAAAGCTGTATTGACCCAACGGGTCCTGGATTAGTAGCTAGATTTATAGGAGATGTACAGAGAAGAGAAATAGATCTTGAACACATTTATAACATTCCAACTAATGAAAAATTTATTCTTTATAAAAATGTTGCAGTTTTAAAAATGTATAATGGATATTATGGAGAACAAGATAAGAATAAAAAAATTATTCATTATTCAAAATTGTGGGATTATAGAAGGATTTATAAATAAAATAAAAATTCTAACTTATAGATTAAATTACATCAATCTTTTAAATCTATCATGCGTCCAACCATCTGGGTCTCTTCCTGCAAATAAATGATGAATCATTGTTTCGTGAAACCGCTCTGACATAAAACATATCATTGTTGGGTTTTTGTAACGATAATAATTTTTTTTATCATTAAATGTTGGCATTTCATTTTCATTCAAATATTTTTCAATTCCATCAGTAAAGACACCGGGGCCAGTTAAATAATGAATTACATGTTCTCCTTTAATTTCAGGGATTGTTAGAATTCTTTTAATTGCTAATTCAATGATAGATTTTAGCAATGGAGAATTAGCTGGTGCTGCAAAAGTCCATTGACATAAATGTAGATGGTCATCTTCCGGAGCACAAACAAGCTGCGTTTCATATAAAGTGAACATATTTGGGTCACACAAACAGACGGAATCTGCATCTGCATATATTCCACCGTATTTATATATAACACAATATCTCCATAAATCGGCTTTCATTACAGGAAGTGGAACTCTATTATAAGCTTCATATATTTCCTCACCAAATTCTTCAACCATTTCGGTTTTCATGAATTCATCACACATTTCATTTGTGTAAAAATGGTATCCAAAATCTGGTACAAATCTTCTCCAAGAGTTCAATGCATTTTGTAGTTTAGGTTTGATCTGAATGTATTGAATGGATTTGTGCGTTTGAAATATTCGCTTTGGTATGTTACTTTTATTGAGGTATTCATTTGTTTCAGTTGCAACATTTTGCTCTGTATTTAGCTGTTCTTCCTTTTCTGTTATAACAAAGTCCATTATATTTTTAATTTAGCTATTAATTTTAATTTTTAAACTACAAAAATAATATTTACATAGTCTAAACTAGATGTCTTATAAAATAACAAATTCTGATTATTCAAAAATACTTGCATATTATGGATTAGAAGTTCCTAAAAAAGGAACACACTTAAAAGAAGTTGCTGAAAATATTTTATCAAAAAAATTGTGTTCTTGTATTAAAAAGGTGGGGCCAAGTGCAAAAGATGAACAAAAAGCCATAGGAGTCTGTACAAAAACTGTGTTAAATAGAAAAGGGTTTTCTCGTGGAAATTTTAAGTGCAAGAATGGTAGAAAACTTGAGTTAAAAAAGACGGCAAAAAAAATAACGATTGGAAAGAAAAAAACCCAAAAACGTCGTTAGCTGAGAAATATTATTATCTATTATATTTATATGTCAGTGCATAATAAATATGATATTATTATTATAGGAGGCGGAATTTCTGGGCTTTATAGTGCTTATAAGATTCTAAAGATGGCTCCAGAAACAAAGTTATTAGTTCTTGAAGGTCATAAAAAACAGTGGCTTGGTGGAAGATTAGGGAATGAAATGTTTCAAGGAACTCAGGTGGTAACAGGTGCGGGGGTAGGTCGCAAAGAAAAGGATTATTTATTAATAGACTTATTAAGAGAATTAAAAGTGCCGTACAATGAGTTTCAGGTTGCACCTCACCCGGCCGACACAATTTATCCACCATGCAATGTCAAAAAGCTAATTAATATATTAAAAAAACAATTTAAAGAAAAGTCCGCCCATTCGCCTGTTAAAAAAACATTTAAACAATTTGCATTACCTATTTTGGGTTCAGAGTTATATAAGAATCTTACTGTTTGCTTAGGATATACTGATTATGAAAATGAAGATGTTTATGATACTCTTTACAATTATGGACTTGAAGACAATTTTGATACATGGACCGCCCTTCATATACCATGGAAACTATTAATTGAAACAATTGCCAAAAAAATTGGCTATAAACACATTCACTGTTCTAGCTATGTAACTAATGTAGAAGAAACATCGCCGTGCAATTTCATTGTTCACACCGAAAAAGGTACTTCTTATTTATGCAACAAAGTCATTTTGGCAACTACTATTAGCAGTGTTAAAAAACTACTTCCCAATGATCCTATTTATCAACAGATTCATGGACAAAACTTCTTGCGTTTATATGGCAAATTCACCAAATCGTCTTCTGAAATTATGAAACAATATGTTCCAGGGTATACTATTGTTCCAGGACCTCTTAAAAAAATAATTCCCATGAACCCAGATAAAGGCGTGTATATGATTGCTTACTCTGACAACGAAGATGCAAAGTATTTAAACG